AATGTAACAGTATCATTGTCTGGTGGTGTTGATGGTACAATTTCAACTGCCAATGTGGTAACTGCATATGACTATTTCAACAACGCAGAAGCTGTTGATGTTGCATTAATTGTTTCTGGTCCAGCAGATACTACACTTTCAACTTCTCTTATTTCAATTGCTGAATCAAGAAAAGATTGTGTGGTATTCTTGTCACCACCAAAATCAAATGTTGTTGATAACGCAGGTTCAGAGACAACAGCTATTACAACATATCGTAATACATTAACAAGTTCATCTTATGCCGTTTTAGATTCTAACTGGAAATATCAATACGATAAGTATTCAGATGTTTACCGTTGGGTACCAATGAATGGTGATGTTGCTGGTTTATGTGCAAGAACAGACCTCGAAAGAGACCCATGGTTCTCACCTGGTGGTTTGAATAGAGGTATCATTAAGAATGTAATTAAACTTGCATGGAATCCAACAAAGACAAACAGAGATGATTTGTATGTTAAAGGTATTAATCCTGTTGTTTCATTCCAAGGCGAAGGCACAGTTCTATTCGGTGACAAAACATTGTTGTCTAAACCATCTGCGTTTGACCGCATCAATGTTCGCCGTTTATTCATTGTGTTAGAGAAGTCTATCGCTAGAGCAGCTAGATTTTCAATGTTTGAGTTTAATGACCAATTCACAAGAGCACAATTTGTCGCACTCGTAGAACCATTCTTGCGTGATGTACAAGGTCGCCGTGGTATTACCGATTTCAAAGTAGTCTGTGATGACTCCAATAACACTGGTGAAGTTGTCGACCGCAATGAGTTTGTTGGTGATATCTACATTAAACCTGCTCGCTCCATCAACTTTATCCAACTTAACTTTGTTGCGGTTCGCACAGGCGTATCGTTTGATGAAGTCGTTGGCAAGTTCTAATAAATAGAGAAACAGGAGAAATCACATGGCATTTTCAGTAAACGAATTTAGAAGTCAAATGACAGGGGACGGTGCCCGTCCTAATCTGTTTGAAGTTTCTATGCCTTTCCCTGCGTTCTCTGCGCCAGGAAATGCACAAACAAAATTAACATTTATGTGTAAGACTGCACAATTACCAGGATCAACTATTGGTGTTGTGCCAGTTCAATACTTTGGCAGAGAATTAAAGTTTGCAGGCAATAGAACCTTTGCAGATTGGACAATTACAGTTATTAACGATGAAGACTTTGCAGTCCGTAACGCTTTCGAAAGATGGATGAACGGCATCAACAGTCACAATCTTAATGTTCGTAATCCAATTGCATTAGCACCAGCAGGTTATTCTGTTGATGGTGATGTTCGTCAGTTTGGTAAAAATGGTGATACACTTAAACGATATAGATTCGTTGGTTTATTCCCAACAGATGTTACACCAATCGATGTTGATTGGGGTTCAAATGATGCTATTGAAGAGTTTTCGGTGACTCTCACCTATCAATGGTGGGATGCTGTAGAAACTGGTGTAGTGTGATAATAGGACCAGTTTGGTCCTATTATATTTTTTAGAATGGTATATTAATGGCTATTAAACTTTTTGGTTTTACCTTAGGTAGAAATGATGTTGTTCAGGCGCAAAACCCTGAACGACCATCTTTCGCACTTCCAACGGAGACAATGGATGATGGTGCAGTCACCATTACCCAAAACGCTCACTATGGAACATATGTTGATTTAGAAGGTTCTGTTCGCAATGAAATAGAACTCGTTTCTAGATATCGTGAAATGGCAAATCATCCTGAGTTGGAGATGGCTATTGATGATATTGTCAATGAGGCAATAACACACGATGAATCTGGTAGAACACTAGACATAGTTCTCGATAAATTAAAACAACCAGATACCATCAAAAAGAAGATTGCAGAAGAGTTTGAGAATATTCTTAAACTATTAAACTTCAGTAATTTAGCGGATGACTTATTTAAAAGATGGTACATTGATGGTAGAATATATTATCATATCGTAGTAGATGAAGAAAAACCTAAAGAAGGTATTCAAGAGTTAAGATACATTGACCCTCGAAAGATTCGTAAAGTAAGAGAGATTAAAAAAGGTCAAGACCCAAAAACTGGTGCCTTGATTATTAAATCACTTGCTGAATACTATGTTTACAACGATAGAGGCACAGTAACACAATCATATACCAGTTCTGTAAATGCTGGTTTAAGAATTGCACCTGAATCTATTTTGAATGTGAATTCAGGTTTGATGGATTCTAAAAATACATTCGTCATATCGTATATACACAAAGCGATTAAGCCTCTTAATCAGTTGAGAATGATTGAAGATGCGGTTGTTATTTACCGTGTCTCAAGAGCACCAGAAAGAAGAGTGTTCTATATTGATGTAGGTAATTTACCAAAAGGTAAAGCGGAACAGTATCTTCGTGATGTGATGATTAAGTATAAGAACAAAATCGTTTACGATGCAGCGACTGGTGAAGTTCGTGATGACCGTAAACATATGTCGATGTTAGAAGACTTCTGGTTGCCACGCCGTGAGGGTGGTAAAGGTACAGAGATTACAACATTGGCTGCAGGACAAAATCTTGGTGAATTAGCCGATGTGGTTTACTTTAGACAGAAACTATTAAATGCATTGAATGTACCTATCAGTCGTTTAGAACCACAACAAGGCGGCATGATTGGTCTTGGTAGAACAACTGAAGTTACTAGAGATGAAGTTAAATTTGCTAAATTTGTGGCAAGACTTCGTAATAAGTTTTCACAGATATTTGACTATGCACTAAGAACACAGTTATCTTTAAAAGGTATTTGTTCTGTTGAAGAATGGGATAACTTTAAAGAAGATATCTATTACGAATTTAAGAAAGACAATAACTTCACCGAAATGCGTGAAGCAGAATTGTTGAAAGAAAGAATGTCAGTTTTGCAATTGGTTGACCCATACATTGGCAAATACTATTCGTTGAATTGGGTCAAACAAAATATCCTTCAATTTACAGATGAAGAAATTGAAAAGATGGATGAGGAGATGAAAGATGAAGAAGACAAAGGAATTGGCGGTCCTACTGTCCCGGCCGATGCCCAAGGACAAGGACAACAAGAACCTGAAGCAACACCAGAACAATACCCTGCCGAAGACAACACTCAGGAAGCAGACTCCACGGAGTCGTTAACACCGATGTTAGACAAACAGGTAGAGAAGTATTCATCTGGACTAAATAAGCGATAAAAGGAGATTATAATGGAAACATCACAATTCATTGACCAATTAAGTGCTGGTGATTCAGCAGAAGCAAAAGAAACTTTAAACAATTTACTTTCTACAAAAGCATTTGAATCGTTAGAAGCTAAAAAGGTAGAATTAGCAAGAAACATTTTTAATGGCTCAGAAGATTCAGTAGAAGTACAGGATACAGAAGAAGTTTAATGAAATCACTATTAGATTTTAAAACTATCGTTGAAGAAGAGAAGTCAGACTATTCAAAGTTTGACATGTTGGTTCGAGCCGGTCTTGCCAATAAGGCACAGATACAAAGAATCCACAAAATCTTGGACAAGATGCAAGAAGAAAGACCTGTGTTCAATAACGCAGATAGAATGATTCTTCAAAACATGTTCAACAAAATGGTAGATTTGATTTCTAATAATAAACAAATTTTCTCACAGGCAAGAAGAGCTGTTAAAGAAGATGTTGAGGCAATTGAAGCAGAAACTTTAAATGAAGAAACGCAAGACAATCCAAAAGATCCTCCTTTTGTGTTGTTGTTGAAAAGAAAAGCAATTAGAGTATATCCAGATAAGACAAAAGTTGCTTTATATCATAATAAACAATTAGATAAATACTTCTCGGTACCATATGGTCCAGGTGTTGAAGGTTATGTTCAAGCCGAAGAAACAGAATTAGAAGAAGCAGTTGATGCAATTAGTCAACTGCAAAAGATTAAAGATAGTCACGGTACTGTAAATCATAAAGATGGCACAGCAAGTAAAATAGATGTACAAACTGCACATGCTATTTTGACCGTACATGAGAGTTTGAATGAAGAAAACAAAAAAAAGTTATCTGATATGGTCACAAGGTCATCACATCATTTACAAAAGGCAGTTGACTTTTCTAGGAAGCAAATGAAGTGAGATTTGTTGATTTAATATTATCAAACAAATTAGATGAGGCAAAAGATATTCTAAGGTCTCGTTTGAGTGAAATCGTCTCCAAGAGATTACAAGAAGCAAAACGATATGTCGCAGAAGACATGTTGGAAGAAGTAGAACTTGATGAAGCAAAAAGAAATACAAACATCATCAAGATGGGTAGAATCAATAAGATTCGCCGAAGAGTTAGAAGAAATGCCAAAGGCAAA